AGGTACGACAAGCGGGAATCATCGATGATTTACAATGCTTTAGCGCCTTGCGCGATGGCATTATCGAAGTTTTACACAGCGATTGAGAATATTGAGGGCGAGACTTATCCCGACACGGCAAGCGTGGAAAATTTGGAGCGCTGGGCGATGTTTTCCGGGGTGCAAAGACATCAGGCGACATACGCCATCGTGACAGGGGAAGCGAATATCTATCCTGCCATCGGAGACCGATTCTATTTAGGCAATTACAATTACGTTGTGACGGCGTTGAACGATGAACAGTATCAATTTACACTGAGATGCGAGCAATCAGGCACAGGCGGCAATCAGTCGGGTGATATTACCCCAGTCGGCTATGTTGACGGCTTGGAATGGGCAAGGATTATCAGCATTGACGTTCCGGCAAGAGACATCGAGGACCGAGACAGCCTGTACGCAAGGTATCAAGAAAGTTTCAGTCAAAAGGCTTTCGGCGGAAACTACGCGGATTACAAGGACTTTGTGCTGGCCCTTGACGGAGTCGGCGGTGTGAAGGTGCTGAGGGGTGAAAACCCCGGCGAAGTCACGGTGATTATCGTTGACGCTTCTTTTGGGGTGCCGTCGTCAACATTGGTGGATATGGTGCAGACGGCATTGCAACCACCTTCCGAGGGTGGTGTGCCGACAGCGGAGACCAGCGGCATCGGTCATGCGCCGATATGGCATATCGTAACGGTTTATCCCGCTGTTGCCGTTCCTGTGTCCGTGAGCGCCGTTTTAACGCTCGAAACGGGAACAGACAGTCAAACAGTCATTGACGCCGCAAACACCGCTATAAGCGGCTATGTGGCAGAAATAGCGGCAACGTGGCAGAACAGCGCAAGTCTGACGGTTTACCGCTTGGAGATTGGGTCGAGACTGCTTGACATCCCCGGTGTATTGGACGCGAATGACATCACGATTAACGGGGCGGCAAGCAATCTGATTGTCACCGATAATCAGACAGTCGCCGCAGGGTCTAACACGATTACGACCACGGAGGCGACATGATGAACAGCATTGAATATCTCCCCGATTTTCTGAAGGATATCGAGGAATTCAAACAACTTTGTCTGATTTATGATGACTTCGGAGATGGGGCGCAGACAAACATTGACGCTTTGGTGGCCAACGAAACACCGAACACGGCCACGCTTGCAGGGCTTCAAAGGTGGGCTGAGATTCAGGGACTCACGGATTATGAGAATGACGACATCGAGACCTTAAGGGGCAAAGTCATTTTGAAGTTTTCGGAACGGGTGCCCTATACCATTATCAAGCTGAGACAGACGATTGAGAGCATCACGGGGAGCAACTACTTTGAGCTTGACATGAACACGCCCTTTGTGGTGGACGTGCGGTTATTCAGTTCGCTGATGCAATACGTCAATCAGATTATTGCCACTTGCGAGACGATGCTTCCGATGAACGTTCAATACAAGATTTCACCCTTCGGACGGACGGCAGGCGTGATTCACGCGGGAGGCGCTTCGGGTTACGGCATGACATTGACCGTGACCGGGACGGCAGAAATGTGAGGTTTACATGGATTATTACGCAATATTAACGGCAACGGGGGCTGAAAAGCTTGCTGAGACGCAAGCACAGGGCGAAGCCTTGGAACTGGCCACCTTCGCTGTGGGTGACGGCAACGGAAACGAATACGAGCCAACAGCGACACAAACAGCGCTGAGACATCAAACATGGAGCGGCGGTGTGAGTCGGGTGTATCACTCGGCAACGGACGCGAATGTGGTGTGCATCGAGGGAGCGATTCCTACAAACGTGGGCGGTTTTACCATCCGTGAGGTCGGTATCTTTGACGGCGACGGGGATTTGATATTTGTCGCCAATGAGCCGTCCATCGTGAAGGCGGCGACAACGGAAAGTTTTTACAATGACCTTGTGCTGAAAATCGAGATCGGATTTTCTTCGGATGTAAATATCACCGTAACCGCATCAACGGTGGCTTTGGCGACAGCGGCAGATTTGGATGCCTTGCGAACCGAAACGACGGCGAATCTTGAAGCGTTGCGGGATGATGTGGATGAATTGATTGACAATGTTCACTCCGTCCCGATTGACGGTACGCAAGGGCAGGTTTTGATTAAAGGCGCAGGTGAGACCTACGGATGGGGCGACAATGACATTGTGGCCATTGACGTGACGTATCCTTCGGTTTTCGCAGGGACGGTGATGACGCTGAGGGGCAACGGCCAAACGGTGACGTCCACCCTTGACAGCAACGGGCGCACCATGTTCTTGTCTCGGACACTTGGAACATATACGGTATCCGATAACGTAACAGGGCAGACAACGACGATTAATGCGACGCAGACGGGCGGTTATAACGTCACCTTGGATAAACCCTATGTGACGGTGACTTTGACGGATAACGCCTTTATCGGAGAGACCTTAACCTTCGCAGGGGAGACAAAGACGGTGGATTCATCGCTGACGGTGGTTTTCGTGCTCGACAATACGGGCGCTTATACGCTGTCCAATAGCTTGAACAGTTACACCGAAGTCGTCAACGTGACGGAAAACACGGAATACCCCGTGACTTTGACACCCGTGGTGATTACGGTTCCGCTCGGCAACGCCGCCTTTGAAGGCGAGACGGTTTACCTTGACGGCGGCGGTACACGGTATTCTGAAACAGTCGGCTCAAACTTGAGCGTGAGTTTTAAAGTCGGAACAGGCAGTTATACGGTGTCTAACAGCGTGACATCCGACACGCAGACGATTAACGCATCAACGGCAGGAGTTTACACGGCGACAACGATGAACTGCGCGACGATTACGGTGACGTGTGTCGGGGATGACTTTTTGGGGATGACGATTATTTGTTATTCGAGCGAAAAAATTCTATCAAAAGTAGTCGGCACTAATTTGACTGTGACTTTCGCTGTCGGGGATGATGAGTGGACGGTTCATAATCCGATTGCCGGTATAGATGATAAAATAGTCGTTTCACAGTACACAAATTATACTTCAAGGATGTTTTTGGTTGAAATTGTAAGTTGGGCGAATGGTACTGATGAGCAAATAGCCGCAATGATTGAAGCCGTTGATAATGGTGACGTTGATTTATACAATGACGCCGGATGGCGCGTGGGAGATGAAAGGCAAATCACCTTGTCCGCGATGAGTGCGACAGGTGTCGGGGAATCTCACGTCTCGCAAACCGTGACTTTTGTATTGATGAATCGGGGCGGAAAGACACTGGCAGATGGAACTACGGAATGCAACTTTATTGTTGGGATGAAAAACATGTTGGCAAACGGAACGTCACGCGAAGGTGGATATATGAATAGCTCTAACACCAATAGCGGAGGATGGGAGGCGTGCGCAAGACGGACATGGTGTAACAACGTGTTCAGAGAAGCAATCCCGTCTACAATCAGATCGATCTTTAAACAGCATTTGAACATCACGGCCAACGGTTCAGGCTCGACAACGGCCACATCAACGGATTATTTTGCATTGCCCACTGAAAAAGAGATCTTCGGGTCTAACACTTACGCAAACAGCACGGCGGAAGCATCCAACACGCAATTTGAATGGTATCAAACCAGTGCCAATCGCAATAAGAAAGCAGGGGATAGTGGCTCGGCCAACGATTGGTGGGGGCGGTCCCCTCAGTCCAGCTTATCAGATCGCTTCTGTGCTGTCAGCGGCGGAGTCAAGTATAGCGCCACCGCTTCGACTGGTCATGGGCTCGCCCCCTTCGGCGTAATTTAAAGAAAGGAGTTACAACATGATTGAATTGATTTTGAAAAAGCTCGAAAACCTGACAAGAGACATTTATCAACTCAGGCGGGACATGCTGAAAGAGTTGGGCACGAAACAGGAAAACATCAACAACGTGTCGGTGTCTATCAGTGATTGGGCAGAACCGCAGATGACGGAAAACGCGGAGCAAATCACCGACATTCAAGAACAGATGGTCGAAACGGCGTATCAAGAGATTATAGATGGATTGGAGGACTAACCATGAGCGCATTGGCAAAAATCATTAAAAAATTAATTGAAAAGGGCAGAACAGACGGTTTGAGAGAACGCATCGACGTTTTATTTGCCGCGGGGCGATTGACCGAGGAAGAATACAACACGTTGGTTGAGATGCTACCCGATGAACAATAGGACGACAGCCGAGCGGCGGCGAGGGAGACCTTGCCCCGCTCTTTTTGTTAACGCAAAGAAACGGAGGCTGTCATGATGCAACATTATGTGATTGACGTCGTTGCCCTTTTTGACTTCATTGTCAAATTAGCGGCGGGGATTGTGACCTTGTCGGCGGCGGCGGCGATAATTATCCCGAAAAGTAGAAATTGGATTATCAAAAAAATCACGGCAGGAGAGGAAACGGAAAAGCGGGTTCAGCGCCTGTCATCGGTAGAAGAGGACGTGAAAAAGATGGAGGAGACCATGAGCGTTTTGCTCCATGACCGCTTCTTTCAATCCTGCCTGTACAATCTGAAGCGAGGGTACACAACGAACGTGGACCTTGAGAACATCAACCACTTGTATGAGCAATACAGGGATTACGGCAATAACGGGTACGGGAAAGCCCTTTACGATAAGGTGCAGGAGCTTGAAGTTCGCGTGAATGAATATTTGTAAGGAGGTAGATTGTTTTGAATATTAATTGGAAATTGAGATTGAATCCGACAACGATTGCCGGGATTGCGACAGCGGTTGCGGCATTGGTGATGACTTTGGCGCAGACCCTTGGCGTGACATTGCCGTTTGTGGAGAATGACTTAGTTGCTTTTATTACAGCAGTAATCACAGTGATTGCTTTTGTCGTGAACACCATTGCGGTTATCAATGACCCGACGACAAAAGGGTTGGATGATTCCCAAACGGCACTAAGTTATGACACACCTCACGATGACGAAGCGGTGCCGACATCGCAATTCACCGAATCGGATTTTGAGAAGTTTTACAACACAACGGAAGAAGTGCAAACCGGTGCGGTTCCGAAGACGTTAAAATTTATGCGCTTAAAAGGGCATACGATTTTCTGGGGCGCTCAAAAGCCTGACAGGGCGAATAAAGGCGACTATTTCTTGGACCAGCTCGACAATGAGATGATTTATCAATACGACGGGGAGCAGTGGATTAAATCGAATATGTACGGAATCATTAACGAGGGATTTTGACATGCCGAATCTTGAGAGAATGGTCCAGCAGATGGAAGCATGGTGTCGGGATGACAGTCACGGCTATTCACAATACCATCGCTACGGGCCCGATTATGATTGCTCATCCGCTGTCATTGAAGCCTTGAAGCGGGCAGGATGGGACATGGGCGGAGCACTCACCACCGACCACATCCGAGCACCACTCATGCGGCAAGGGTGGGCTTGGTTGCCACCCTATGTGGAAAAGAAACGCGGTGATATCCTTTTATCTGAGGAGTATCATGTAGCGGTATACGTCGGAAACGGACAGCTTGCCGAGTTCGCCATTGACGAGGAAGGCGGCATCGCCGGCAATCAACCGGGCGATCAGACAGGAACGGAAGCATACATCCACGGTTATTATGATTATCCGTGGGATGGTGTTTTACGGTATATGGGAAATAGTGAAAGTGAGGACGATGAAATGAGCATGGCGTGTATTATGCGGCCGAACGGCGAGAACTATATGATTTATTATGATGGAGTGTATTTGCACCCGTTGGCTCACCCTGATGAAGTAGTCGCCATTCAGATGGTGGCGAAGCAGACCACAGGGAAAGAGTTGCCGTGTTTTGAAATGGGACAGCGAAACGCACCGTGGTATACACGTTTAAAAAACGCGGTGAATAGAAGATGATTTGCTCCCGATATTTGTGTCGGTTGCAAGCTTTTGAGGGTCGAGAAATCGGCCCTCTTTTTTATTTTTTTGTTTTGCTTCTATTGAAAGAAAAATGATATTATCGGTTTGTTGTAATCTTAAAAGAAGCATAGTATAATATAGATGCTTAGATTTTTTTGTTTATTTTTTGCTAAGCAATCCCCTCCTATTTTTTCATATGGAATTACTCCTTTCTACGAAAAGAAGCGTCGTCTGCAGGGCGCTTTTTTTCGTTGGTGCATCAGTTGGTGTATTCACGGATTAGTTGGTGTATCGGCGAAACAGTTGGTGTATTGACCGGGGAAGTTGCCTTTTCTCCGCCGTGAGTTGCCTTTTCTCTGAGAAAAGTCCACTGGCAGTTGCCTTTTCTAAAGAAAGCGCAATTTGCAAAGGACATTGATGTCACTTGCAAAAAAACAACCCCGACATGGTACGCATTTTCTTTAAGAGGCGTGTCGAGGTCTAAAGGCTCCCATGGGCCACATCGTTGAGAGGTGTCGGAAGTTCGTATAGATATTATAACATAGTCTGCAAGTTACCGGCAAGTTAAAAGTCGGCAAAATATTCCATTGATTGTAAACTTTACATGCTTATAATAGGTGACAGGATAGCCTTTTAACAAAGGTCACGGCGCCGAGTATCCTTTTTCCCCGCGTAAGCGGGGGTGACTCGGAGTTGTAGTGAGTAGAAACTTTTTCTGTTTTTTGAAGATTGAAAACAACGAACGTCTTTTGACGAAAAGCCAAAGTCACGGCAGCAATGCCGTTGTGAGTAGAAATTTTTTGTATCTTATAAAAATTGGTGTAATTACTGATTTTTACAAAAAAGGCTATCCAGCAAAAACCCTTGCAAAAATTTTATCCTTCTGAACCGAGGAAAAAATTTGTTTGAGCGTAGTGTATCAAATGGTAGTGAGCAAGGGTTTTTTTTATTGCTCGGAAATAAAAAAGGCGCTTC